GGATATTGTTTCTGTAATGCCGCAAGTCTTGATGTGATCTCGTCTCTAGATAACTGATCAATGGTATTGATTGTCTCTCGTCTATCGATGGTCAGACCACCCAAAGCTGACCGTATTTTCTCCGCATTGATAGCGGCAGAAAACTGCCCTGCTTCTTCTGCACCAAGAGATAATTTGTACAAGCGTTCCAACTGTCCAATAGTTGACACACCATACCTACGCTCACGTTCTTGTCTGAGTTCTTCGATGTACTCCACAACGTGGGGATAGTCTCTGCCGTTCAAAAGAACAGATGCTTGTTTCGGTGCAACCTCTGGAGAAAAACCTGCAAGTCTGGCGCACTCTGCATTTGAGTAAATACCTTCGACAATTTTCTGTGCAAAAGTCATCTGGCGGTTGGTCAATTGCCGATCATGTTCGGCCTCAATTTTCTTCTTTATAGATGCCATTTCTGTTTACGCTTGTTTACGCTATTTTTCCGCATTTCTGCAATTCCCACAACGATACAACAAACATCTTGTGGAAACAAGCGGCACGAAGTGTAAACAAAAAGGCCGTTTTGTAAACAGGTGTAAACAGCCGACCCCACCTATAGTGCACTCGTTTACGCTGTTTACAAGATTTACACGATATTTTTTTACTTTTGGGCTGAACAAAAAAAATCTGGAAAAATACCGTATACAATGTAAACACAACTTTTTTGTTGACATCAGTCTGGATATATGCAGACTACAAGTATTCAACAACTACGAAAGGAAATAACAATGAACTTAGAAATGAAATCAATCAAGCACTTTGCATCTGGCAGTCAGGAAACTTATTGCTACACCGCAGTCGTATATCTGGACGGCAAACCATTTGCCGATGTAAGCAACGATGGTCACGGTGGATGTGACTATGTACACCCTCATGACAAATCACCATTGACCAAGGTTCAAGGTGCGTGGCGCAAGAAGTATGATGAGATAGAAGAGTACTTCGCATCATTACCCAACCTTGACGTTGGCAAGTACGATTATTTGCCAGAAGGTTTGTCTCAGAGTTTTGAATTGTGGTGCGGTGAGCAAGTAACTAATTTCTTGGATAAGAAAGAATTGAAGAGACTTATGAATAGGTGTGTCGTTGCTCAGATCAAAAGGGATGGGGAACTCAAGGTTTATCAGTGGAACAAACCGAAGGGTAAACCTGATTGGCTTTTGAAAGAGATGATCAAGAAAGAAAATTCAGACGCTACTATTCTGAATGATTTATCCGAGGCGGATGCCTTAGACATTTGGAGGACAGTGTAATGGACAGTAAAGATTTCTGGTATTGGTTTCTTGCATCCAATGAAATTGATTTGGATACCAAGGTGCATATTATGGAGACTTTCTCTGATGGGAAAGTTGAGAGCATACAAACTTATATGAAAGATGAACTCAATTTAGATGTGGAGGTGTGTAATGCCTAACTGGTGTATGCAAGAAGTTTATCTTCACGGTGAGACGAGCATGGTTCAGAAGTTGTACGATGCTTTAGTTGGTGACGAACCGAAGTTTTGTTCGGTTGTCATTCCAGAACCAGACAACATGTTCCGTGGTTTATTGGGCGACGAAGAGCGCAAGATGTGCGAGAGGGAAGGGCGTCCGAATTGGTACGATTGGCACAACGATAACTGGAACACGAAGTGGGATGTTCAAGAGGTTGAGATTGTCGATCCAATCCAACACGACGACCACTATCCGATGCCGACATCTTTTTTCAAGTTCACATGTTGGACGGCATGGGATGCACCTATTCCTGTGTGGGAGAAGTTGCATGAGTTGGGCATCGAAGTGCAAGCGGAGTACGAAGTCGAAGGTTGTGATGTCGTTGGCGAGTTCACGTTGGGTGAGCACCATTGTCGGACGCTCACGGATGAAGAGATCGAAGAGCGCATGAAAGAATGGGAGGAAGAAGATGCTTGAAGCAAAAATTAAACTTTGGGACGAGAACAAAGTTTCTTTGGGAGAGTTAACTGTTCCGTCTGCTAGTGAAGGGTTTACCACCACTGAGGCTTTCGTTTCAATGTGTTGGGAGGCTGCTGATAAAATGGCTTTGATCCTTACTCCATCAGACAATTGGAGAATGGAGATGACAATCACCTGTGATTTTACTGGGGAGGGAAAGGATGCATAAGGTTGATCCGATGGAGGTTATGTTGAGCGATATCGTTGACAAGGTATTTTATAGCCGAGAACCGAGAACCAAGGTTTGCGTAGAGTGTGACGGTGAGGGCATTATCGAATTGGAAGTGCCTCGTCCTCACAACGTCAACCGAGACGTAGGGGTTATCGATGTTACACCAGTGCCTTGCGAAGAGTGCGGTGGCACTGGAGAAGTGGAGGTCGAAGATGAGTAAGCGGATACATGAACTAGGAGTAGGGCGCACATATCTTGTGCTCCCGAATGGAGCGGCTGCTCAACTCAACTACATGGACGTGAACACGTTGCAAGTTGCGTTGGATCATTTGCAAGAGCATCTGCATGACTTGGACGTGTCACGCGATCCGAAAGAAAAGGAGATGCGTAAGATGGAATTAAACAGCGTGGACTTTCTCCAAGAATTAATCGGAGGAATAAATAAAAAATGAGCGCATACTATAACGAGATAGATCCCTATGCTGCGGCATGGTTACGAAACTTAATTAGAGATGGTCACATTGCCGATGGTGTGGTCGATGAAAGGAGTATATCGGATGTCAAACCAGAAGAGCTTTTTGAATTTACTCAATGTCACTTCTTCGCAGGGATCGGGGTCTGGAGCCATGCGCTCCGCTCCGCAGGATGGGAAGACGACAGACCAGTCTGGACAGGATCGTGTCCTTGCCAACCTTTCAGCGGTGCAGGCAACAGAAAAGGGATGGCTGACGAGCGGCACCTCTGGCCTCACTGGTTTCACCTCATCGAAGAGTGCCGACCTCCAACGGTCTTTGGAGAGCAGGTTGCAAGCAAAGACGGCCTCGGTTGGATCGACCTTGTACAAGCTGACATGGAAGGAGCGGACTACGCCATCGGGGCTTTCGATCTCTGCTCTGCGGGCTTCGGTGCGCCGCACATCAGGCAACGTCTCTGGTTCGTGGCCGACACCGACAACCCGAGATCACAAGGGTGGATATCAAGGGGGTCGGATACGCAACGGCAAGATCAGCACGGACACGTTGGACGTGGCGGCACAACTGACAGGTTGGCCTACGCCGAGAGCGAACAAGGTGCATCCCGAGATCACGGAGGAGAACCAAGAGAAACTGGCGAACCGCAACAAATCCAATCTGGAGGAAGTGGTAGCGGTACTGTGGAAGATGTCGGGGTGGACAACGCCATCGGCAACGGACGGCACGAGGGGAGGAACAGGGATCACGGACGGAATGTCGGGGAGCAGCCTGACCCAGTTGTCGAAGATGGCAGGGTGGGCGACACCCAACACGATGGACAGTCTGCCTCTTCGGAGCAAAGAAGCAATGATCAAGATGCACCAGACGACGAGAAAGAACAGATCGTTTCCGTGCAATCTGAGGGAGCAGGTGTCTCCCGAGATGATCGAAGCGGTGATGGAAGCGAAGGGGGAGGTGATACCGAAACCCGAGCCTATGAGACTAACGGCTTCTGGGCAGATGCGGACTGGCTCCTCTGCCGAGATGGAAAGTGGAGGCCAGTTGAACCCGACACATTCCCGTTGGCTGATGGGGCTACCGCCCGAGTGGGACGCCTCCGCGCCTACGGAAACGCTATCACGGCGCAAGTCGCGCAAGGGTTAATCGAAAGTTACATGGAGGTGAGATAATGGATGACAGAGTATGTATGCACTACGTCGTGGATCGATTGGAAGACATCGTTGAAACGTATGAGAAGAAGGATGTCACTGAGGCTGTCAAACAAATAGAAGAATTTAAACGTGAGTGCATCTACAATTTAGGTGTGAACACAAGGATCAGGAGAGAGGAGGGTAAAGAAAAATGAAAATAGTTGTTGACAACAACTTATCAACATGTCACAAACAATATACTTTTAATTAGTAAACAACCATACAAGGAGAAAAAATTATGGCAACTAAGAAAGTACCACAAGAAGCAACACTAGAAATTCAACCATTGAAAAGAGGAAGAATTAAGCTTCGCATGATGGGCACGACCCCATTATATTTTAACAGCATGAGCAGCAAGGCCATGCGTGATCTCTTAATCGGTGGCGGCAAGAAGACAGCCGCGCAACGTAAGGAGATCAAACACAACCCAGAACAGGAGTTCCGAGATTCGGTGTACAAGAAACCGTTTGGAGAAACTCTGTTATGTTTCCCTGCTCCAGGGGTCAAGGGCGCGATGGCGACGGCGGCATTGGAAACGGACGGCATAACCAAGACCAGTGTTCAGCGGTTGATTTTTCTACCACAAACTCACGTTCAGATCTGGGGGACACCGCAACTGAAGATTGACATGGTTCGATCTGCGGACATGAACAAGACCCCAGACATGAGAACCCGTGCGTATCTACCTCGGTGGTGTGCGGAGGTTGACATTGCGTATGTTCAGCCGACGCTCAGTCAGTATTCAATTGTATCGTTGCTGACAAACGCAGGCTCGATCGTTGGAATTGGAGACTTCCGACAGGAGAAAGGGCGTGGTTCGTTTGGTACGTTTGCTGTGCTGACAGAAGACAGCATGGGCGACTATCAGAACGAGTGGGATGAACTCATGAAAGAGGGACGCGATGTTCAGCAAGAGGCATTGGACAACCCAGTGTATGCTGACGAGCAGACCAATGAGTTGATGCAGTTCTTGGACGAGGAACGAGCACGAAGAGACGTTACTCTCATAGCTGCGGAATAAAATAAAAAAGGATCGGGGGCCGAGTGCCCC